CCAAACCCGGAAAGTGCTTCCTACATTCGTAGAATGGAATTAGAAGCCAAACGTTTAAATGGTACGTTAAAATTAGGCCGTCCCGCCAAAGCGGAATAATTTTCCCCAATGTAGTTTCGGGGCCTGCTCCCACAGGCCCACTATGTTGGAACTTGGATATGTGGGATAAATTTCGTATATTAACGTATAATAATGATAAAAAAAAGGTTATGTCAGAAAAATTAGTTCAAACAGCAGCTAATGTTGCTAAGGTAGGTTTAGTTATTGTGTGGGGAGTGTTTATGTATTGTCTAATTTCAAATTCGTAATATGAGAGCATTTAGACCCTACGCAATCGCATTTGTCCTGTTTTTTATATGGTTATCATTACAATCATGTGGGTCCTCCCATACTATATCTCAGAGTAGAACCCAAAAGTATTATGACAAGGTGGTACATAACAAACAATTTGCTATAGTAAACAACCAGATAATCATATTCGAGAATGAAGTATACTAAACGCTATGCTCGATGGATCCAAACTGTAACTACCAATCAACCCATAACGCCTGTCCCACATGTTGGAGTCGTATACTGGGGAGATACTGGTAACGCCAATATGGTGGTTGGTCTCCTACTATCATGTAATGATGGGTGGGCTATTCTGAGGGATGCTCGGGATAAAGAGCACCGTGTGATACAATCCACTTTAAGGAGCGCCCAATAAAACTTGGATACTCAGATATCATTTCGTATATTTAAATGTAATTAAAAAGATAATTGAGAAAGTTAAAAAACTAAACCGAGGTGAGTCTGCCATTAATAGAAATGATCGGTTATAATTTCTTAGTTTTAATAATTAAAATATAAAAGGTTATGACAAAAGAACAATTTTTAGACGGTACCCCATTTTACATTAAAGGTAAAAAATACGCAGGTGCTTGTACTTACTCTTATAGTAAGAGTGTTGGATGCATCTGTAAGCAATCCCGTTCGTCCATAGACGAGAGAGTTATGTTAGATGATTACGAATGTAATATTGGTAAATTAGGTAGGATAGGATTTACCGGTTTCACCCATGTGATGGGTAAAAGAGTGATAGTTAAACATCGATTCTCAGATCTAGTACCATTCGAGTCAGAAGTACCTGTGGGGGAGTAATCCCCCATATATGTATGGGTAAAAAACCTATACATTATGAATACACTTAAACAACTTACCAAATTAAGCGCCCAACTAACGGATTTACTGGATGATTTGGAGCGTACGCTGGATTACATCGATAATGATGAGTTATATAACGAGATCGATAATAACGTGAAATTCCAATTAGAAAACGCACTTACGCACTTGGATATCGCCTGTGATGATGTCTCCGAGGGGATGTATGAGGATAATCCCGAGGCAGAAGATTTTGAAGAGTGGGACTAATTCGTTTGATTTCGGGCCGATAGCGACCGTGCGCGGATTATGGCGGTGCGCCCACGCGGCGTTGCTGTCCATACGCGCGCCGGGTGCGGGTGGGGGAAGGGATCCACACCCTCCAGATCGAAAACGATCTTTCACCCAACCCCTCATATATACTCATATATCATAATTCCGAAATAACCATTTCACCCACACTTCACGAGATTTAAAAATCCTCTTTTAAAAAATTTTTTGGAAAACCTTTGGTATATCCCTTGGTTTTCCAATTTCTTTTTCGTATATTGTATCATTAAAAATTAGATGTATGAGAAAATTATATTACGAATTAGTAAAGTTCATAGGATATACTTTCCTTTTTGAACACACATGGGGTCCAGATTTTAAATACGAAAAAAAGTATAGTCATTTAACACTATATAAGTACATGGATCTTTATAAGCATGATGGTAGTATGAGATTAAAAAGAGTTTGGACAATAAAAATAAGATAAACATGGAAGTAAGCGTACCAGTATTAGGATTAGTGTTATTAATATTTACACTACATACAATATTAACCCATTTATTAAATTGGGTATATAGAAAAGCATGGGCAGAAGATGGAGTATTAGTATTTTTTACCGCACTATTAACCATAGTAGAGGTAATAATATGTGTATCATTGTTAGATTATTATATAAAATAAGTTATGGCAGAATTTTTTACATGGAGTATTTTATTAGTAGTAACATTTATTTACTTTGTAAATAGAGTAGGTAAAAGAAAATTTTAAATCAAATAAGTTATGGCAGAAGTAATCAAACCAACACTTTACAAAGCTACATTTGAATTTTCCCAAGAAGGTAATACAGATGGTACAACAGACGAGTATGAAGACCTAACTATTGAATGTGAAGGATTAAATATAGAAAAAGGTGATTGTTATTATGTTTTAAGAACAACATCAGGGTGGTCTATTGACAATATAGATGAATTAAAAGAACTACTTGAAAGAGTAGATAAAATGCTAAAATTATGATAAAAGTAAGATTAATACTAATGTTTCAAGGAAGGGTAGAACATGACATTGAAACTCAAATGATGAGACCCAGATTAAAAGAAACAATTACTTTACATGAACGAGGAGGACATTATAAAATAAAGTTTATCCAACACATGTTTAATGATAAAGGAAAGTTTGAATCTCTAATGATAACAGGAATAAAAAAAGTATAAGGACATGACAGTTAAAGAACTAGTTTCCATTTTATCCCAAATAGAAGATCAAGATTTAAGAGTAGTTACCATGGGATATGAAAGTGGGTATGACGATATAGCATTTCCCGAAAATACCCCCTTAGTTATAGATTTAGCCTTAAACGTTAATCCCGAATGGTATTACGGGAATCACGAAAGAGTTTCTCCCGAACATCACCAATATGGAGATCATATTAAGGTGGTTAAAGCGGTTTTAATTTAATTTTTCTCCCCATGACATCAATCAATATTTCTCAGGCATTAATAATGGAATCACACGGTGAAATTATACTTTATCATACCAATGGTGCCCAGTCTTCTTTAAATGAGTATTCGCAATTCCCTTCTTGGAGATCAAATTTTCAGGAATTAAAAACCAAATATAAAAAGATTCCACGTGGTAAACTTTTGGATTTTCTTTCCTTCGATTTTATTATAGAACACAAGGAAGAACTGATAGAGCAAGATCCTCAACAATTGGTTTGGACATATATGTATGGGAACCGGCGCGAATCGGCTCTTAAATTACACCACTCAACCACTAAAGGTCAATACGTGTATATTTTAACTAACGAGGCTTACCCCGGGATATGTAAAATAGGTAAAGCTGTTTCGCCGATTTCCCGGGTTAGACAAATTAATGGTGCAGGAATAGTTTCTGAATGGCAATTGAGGTGGGCTTTACCTGTATCTGATGGTTATGCTTTGGAGAATATTGTACATCAAAATTTAGAGGTTGTACGTATGAACTCGTTTCAAGGGTCTTCTAGGGAATTTTTTGAAATTTCTCTTGAGGAAGCCATTCGAACCATTGAGAGTTTTGGTGAAATGTTTAAAATTAATGAAGGAATTTATTATGAGTAGCGAGATTTTATGGTATATACTGATGGCTGGTAAGGCATATCTGCAAGTAGGCTTATTAATAGCTTTCATTTTTTGGGTAATTTCATATAATAATAATGGGGTAGAGAAACTTACTTTAAAAGACCTTATATTTACCGTATTTTTTCACCCAATAGTAGTTTATTATTTTATAAAAGAGTATAATGGAAGAGATTGATTTTGACAAACAGTTAATCCCCTTGTTGGAACCTATAATTGCCCAATCTTTAGATATGATTGAGAAAATTATGGATTCAGGGGAAGATTTTCCTAGAGATGAAGTCTCTAGTTTAATTTTAGATTTAGAAGAGAATTTTGGTGAGTATAAACATTTATTATCTCCTAAAATTTACGGTAGAATCATGGATATGAATTATAAATTATCGGAATTCGATAAAGTATATGACTCACAAGAAGAAATTAAGGAATAATTTGATTTTATATATTTATATCGACATTCAAGGAGTCATATAAACGTCATATAAAAGATTTGGAGATTAGAAATTTATCCCGTATAATTGGTGTACGGGAAAAGAAAAAAAATAGTTAAGATAGAAAGATGAGAAAATGGGATATGGTAATGTTTACGTTGGGTGGATGTAAACATTGTAAACGATTGAGGGAAGGGTTAGATACTCTAGAAATACCTTATACCAATATTGATGTTTCAACTAATAATAAATTAGGGGATACTCTAGAGGAAACATTTAAATGTACTTCATATCCTATGGTTTTATTGAAAGAACCTACACAAATTACTTGGTTACCTGAAACTGAGTTGTTAACTTCCACTAATATTAGAACATATAACAACATCTATGAATTGATAGATGAAATTTTTAACACATTTAATAAATAAAAGTTATGCAATTAAACGCACAAGAAATTCAAAATAATTGGATTGATTTAGAAGAAACTATTAAAGTCTTTATTGAGGAACCTCGACGTTCTCAATTATTAGATTTTTATCATAAATATCAAGAACGTATTATTATGATGCCTGCTGCACATAAGAAAGAATACCATAATGCTTTTCCTGGAGGGTATGTTGATCATGTTTTACGTGTAATTGATTGTTCCCTTAAATTGCATAATGTGTGGGAAGAAATGGGTGCTGATGTTTCTACTTATACTAAGGAGGAATTAGTATTTTCTGCTTTAAACCATGATTTAGGTAAAATGGGAGACGATCAACATGAAGCATATATCCCTCAGACTGATCAATGGAGGAAAGATAAATTAGGAGAAGATTATATGTTTAATACTAAATTAGCATTTGCATCAGTTCCCGATCGTTCTTTATTTTTACTTATGTCACATGGTATTCAGTATTCATTCAATGAAATGGTTGCCATTCAGACACATGATGGTTTATATGATGAAGGTAATAAAAAATATCTTATGACATACATGCCCGAACAAAAGCCACGTACCGCTTTACCATTAATATTACATCAGGCTGATATGATGGCTGCTCGTATTGAATTTGAGAAGGAATGGTTACCTAAATTTAAACAAGATAAGAAAGTGGAAATTAAGGCACCTAATAAATTCTCAATTAAAACACCTAAATTATCTAACCCAGACGCACCGTTTGCAAATCTATTAAACAATATATAACATGACATTAATTTTAATCAATATTGGAGTAATTATTCTAGCAGTTATAGGATATGTTATTTGGAATCTACTTAAAAAAACAGAAAAACTAGAAAATACTATTAACATACAAGAAAAATATATTCTTGACTTCTATGATCTAGTAAAAACTTCAGAAGAGAAAATCAAAGAAATTGATAATAAACAATTATTTCAATCAGATGATGAAGTAGGTTTTTTCTTTACTAATTTAAAAACAATCCAAGAAGCACTTTCGGATTATATCAAATTTATCAAATAATATGGAGGTATTAAATTCCGAAATTAAAATTCTTCATGTACCCCAAGAAGAAACAGAAGTACAGTATACAAAAAAGGGAACAGTTCGTAAAAGAAAACCCAAAACTAAAAAAATGTACTTCACTCAGGATACTGAGGATGCTATCATTGAATACTTAGCTGAAACTGATCCTATAAAGAGAAATAGAATTTATAATGAACGTATAGATTATGGTTTTCATAAATTAACAGAAAACATTATTCATACTTTTAAATTTTATTATACAGAGGTAGAGACCATAGCCGAACTTCAACATGAAGTAACGGCTTTCCTGCTAGAAAAGCTACATTTATATAATCAATCAAAAGGTAAAGCTTTCTCGTATTTTGGCACGATTGCTAAACGTTATTTAATTCTTTATAATAATAAAAATTATGAAAAACTAAAGGGTAAAGCCGACGTAGAAGCTATAGATGAAGATAAAACCATTGTTTTAAATATAGTAAACAGCTCAGAGGGTCTAGATGAACCTTTAATGGGTGAAACTTATTTTATGGATAAATTTATTCAATACATGGATCTTTATTTATTCAGAGTTTTTCCGGAACATGAAGATGCTAAAACAGCTGATGCTGTAATGCAATTATTTAAACATAGAGAAAATTTAGATATCTTTAATAAAAAAGGAATTTACATCTATATTAGAGAACAAACCGATCAAGACACCCCTCAGATAACTAAGGTGATGAAAAAATTAGAAAAGGTATATAGACGATTATTAAATCAATACCTAGATTATGGTTTTGTTAGTTTAAATTATTAAAAAAATTAATAGAAGTTATATTTATAATAAAAATATATTATGGATTTTAATAGTATAACTCTTTTTGGTAAAAAAACATTTGCCGATTTACTTAAAGAAATACACACTAATTCTTCTAGTAAAGAAAAAGAAATTAGAGGATTAATAGAAGGTTTAAAACCTTTCATCAATTCAGCAGGTGATGCTGTTATAATTGTTCCTCTAATTAAAGATTATTTAGACGTATCAGTTAAAAACGATGATCTTTTAATTAAAATGGCTGGTATAGTACAACGAGCTATGAATTCATCATCAGGTGATGATAGTATGTTAATTTCAGATGCTGAAAAAGAAATGTTATTTGAGTCAATCCAACAATTAAATAGTAAATCTGAAGAAGAAATCCCTGTTAGAAAATTAAATATAAATGAGTAGTTTATATCCTAGTTTACAGAATAGTATATCTAACATAGCATCAGGTAAAGGAAATGGAGGTAAAAGTCTATTTTTCTTTGCTCGTGTTAATGATATTTTATTATCTCCTCAAACTAAGACAAAAAATTTTTTTTCTGATGGAGGTGGTTGGGCTGGATTGGGTTCAATAAAATTTACTCCATTAGGAACTGTAGTAGATGAAGATAATCCTTCAAATTTAATAGCAAAACCTTTATTTAATAACATTTCTAAATATCCTATTTTAGAGGAAATAGTAATGATATTAAATGCTCCTTCATATGGGTTAAATGATGACCCACAAGCTAAAACCTTTTATTATCTAACTACAGTTGGGTTATGGAATAGTGTTCAACATAATGCTTTTCCTGATATACAAGCTTATAAAGGCGGTGAATTAAATTTTGGTCAAACATTTACCGAAAAAGAAGATATAAGAAGTTTATTACCTGAGGAAGGAGATATTTTAATTGAAGGAAGATTTGGTAACTCAATTCGTTTTTCATCTACTACTAAACAAAAAATTATAAATAACCCTTGGAGTTCACAAGGAACTGCTGGAATGCCTATTACTATTATCCGTAATAATCAATCCAATATAGATATTAATTCTGATCCATGGGTTCCAGTATATGAAGATCCTAATAATGATGGTTCATCAATTTACTTATGTGCAGGGCAAGATATACCTTTAAATTACGCCTCTAAAAATTTAAAATCATTTAATATTACATTAGGAGCAGGATTTAATAGTTCACTCCAAATACCAGATCCAAGATTTACTACTCCTGATCAGTCACCTAAAGAAGCAGATAATTTAAAACAACCAGAACCATTATATTATGTAACAGAATCTGCTACTCAGATAGCACCTGTAACATCCTCTTTAATTACATCATCTTTAGCCGCTACTTCTTCAGTAACTCCTATAGCACCTGTACCTACAGCTAGTTTAGCAGTAACTGCTAGTGCACCTGAACCAACAGGTAGTACAACACAACCTATCCCGATTGCATCTTTAAGAATATTAGATACTGATTCGGCTTCAATGGTAGGTAATAATATTAGTTATTTTAATATTTTAAAGAAAAATGGTAAATATGTTGTTATAAAATTAGAAACAGTATCTGAATTTAATCCTAGAGGTGTAGGTATAACTGAATTTGTATACCCAACTGAATTAGATCGTTCATTACAATATCAAGGATATGGACCTGGAATAGATACTAATCAAACTAAACAAATAATAGTAATGAGTGGAGCTAGTGGAACTTATATTATGAAATTAGATTATTTTGATACTAATTATAATAAAATAAATTTAGTAAGTGATCCATTTACACAATAATTATGGCCTATACACCTGATTTTCCTTATTTAGGAGACCAAATAATAATTAATTCTGGAAGAGTTACTCTTAACTCTAAGGATGATTCTGTGTTTTTATTTGCTAAACAAGCAATTGGTTTTTCTTCTGCAGGTACAATTAATTTTGATGCTGATGGAGATATGGTGGTTAATGCCAAAAAGATTTATCTGGGCTTAGAAACTGATACAGCTAAACCACAACCAGCTATTAAAGGTGATAATTTAGAAAATTTATTAATTGATATATTAGATGATTTAAATAATTTAGGTCAAAAACTTTCTAAAGCTAAAGATAGTAATGGAGTGGGTATTCCTGTAGTAAGAACCGCAGGGAAAAGTTTAATAAAATCTGTTACAAGACTTAAAACACAAATTAAAGGTATTAAATCTGATAAAACTTATACATTATAATGAGAATACCTGCTGGCTTATCTAGAATATTAACCGAAATTGCACCTGAAAGAATAAATGATGGTACTGAACAGATATTAGATGTCTTGTTCAAGATTAATACTGTGTTAAGAGAAATAAATTCTATTGATTTTTGTAATCCCTTAGGTTATATTTTAACTAAAGCTATGCCTCCTGGAGGTGTTTTAGAAGGTAAACTTTTAAAATTTGGAACTGATATTACAAAATTTGTCAATGACATTGAAAATAAATTAACTCCAGGTAAATTACCAGGTGAAACTGAAGAAGAATATAGAGCAAGACTATTATCTTACCAATCATCTCTTGAAGAAATTAGATTAGCCTTAGAAGATATAGTACCTCCTGATGATTTAGTTGATATAATTCCAGGTGGTGGAGGTATAGTAAAAACTATTCAACAAATAAATTTAGCATTAGTTGCTACTAGTGATACAATTGGAGCCGCAGCAGATCCTACTCAATTAATTATTACTAAAGTTACTTTATTAAGATCGTTTGCAAGAAAATTAACTCCATTTATGAGTCCAATTAATATTGCAAATAATATTATATCTCGTAATGCTGATGAATTAAATAAAAAGTTAGCAGGAATTATTCAACCCCAAAGATTTAAAGAAAGTGTTGGATTTTTAGTTAGACAAGTTCAAACAGTTGATAGAGCAATTGTTCAAATACAAAGAATAGTAAAACTTATAAATAGTATTTTAAGAATTATTAATGTACTAATTAAAGTTTATAAATTTATAAAAAAAGTCTTAAAACGTTTAGCTACACCTATAGCAGTGGGAGCAGGTCCTGGTGTTGTTATTTCACAAACTAATGCTTCTACTAATACCCAAGCAGATACTCTTTCAACAGCTACTGTTTTTATTAATGATTTAGAAAAAATGATTGATACTATATCTAGTTTTTTATCTGGAGTAGTATTATTAGAGATAGGTAGAATAAGAAAAGAAATTCTTAGAATATTAACAGGTCTTAATATTTTATATAAAAATTTAAGAGACTGTAGTTACACCTCAGGAGATGCAGGTTTATTAGATGCAGTACAAGGAAGTATAGATTCATTAAATAATAGTTTAGCTACACTAGATGAATTATTCCCTACAGCACAATATGGAAATGCAGTATTACCATCAGTATACAATGGATATGCAATTGATATAATTAGAGAAGAAGTAGTAGATGAAGGTATTTCTTTATTAAGAAGAAGAGTAGTAGTAGCTGACCAAAGAGGTGTTATTCAATATGAAGGTAGAGGTACTTATGCTACTGATGATCAAGTTTTAATTAAAGAAGGTCAATTTTATATTGATAAACAAGGACAAACCGGAACAAGTGATCAAGGTAACGATTCACCTACAGATCAAGATGTAACAGATATAGTAACCCAAATAGGATATAATCCTGATAATACAATCGACGGTCCTGTGACTCCAGATTAAAATAAGTTTTAATATTAAATATTTATATGTATGAAATTAGATGCATTCAGAAAAGTAATTAGAGAAGAAGTTAAAAAGGCTATTCAAGAAGAAATGAGAGACATTCTACTTGAAGCAGTTAAATCTGCTAGTAAACCTAATTTAACTGAAAATAAATCTACTACAAAACCATATTCTAAAGTAGAATCTACTTACAAACCATCATTCTCAGATATAATTGCTGAGGAAAGAAAACCAATCCCATCCACAGGTAATCCTATGTTAGATATATTAAATGAAACTGCTCAAGCAGGGGAATGGAGAACTTTAAATGGAGGTGAATTTAATGCCTCACAAGCTGTAGGATGGAATGGAGGGGCACCAGGAATGATGGGTGGTTCTAATACTCCTGTAGTAGCTACAGTAGACGAGATGATTAAATCTCAAGGCCCTGTACGTGATATAAATGATGTAAGTATTGATGTTGTACCTGATTTTTCAAAATTAATGGGTGCTTTAAAAGAAAAAGGTAGTATTTAATGGCTTATAATATAATTAATATAAATCCATTAGATCTATCACCTAGTAAAGGTGTAGGTATTAAAGTTCCTTTTGATGGTACAACTGGATTAAATATTACTTATACTACTAAGGATGCCGTTAAATCAAATATCTTAAATTTTTTTCTTACAGGAAAAAAAGAAAGAGTAATGAATCCTATTTTTGGAGCAGGTATTAGAGAACAATTATTTGAACAAATAACTCAAGGTACCGCTCAAAATATAGAAGATATAATTTCTTTTGGATTACAAGAATATTTTCCTCAAATTAAATTGAATTCTTTGGTAGTAAATGCTTCACCTGATCAAAACATAATACAAGTATATTTTAAATATTCTATACTTAATACTAATATAAGTGACGAAATTTCAATAAATTTCAATAATGGCTAATACAAAAACAGTACAATACCTAAATCGTGATTTCGATAGTTTAAAAGCACAGTTAATTAACTTTGCTAAAATATATTATCCAAACACTTATAATGACTTTTCAGAAGCATCTCCTGGTATGATGCTTATAGAAATGGCTTCATATGTTGGAGACGTTTTATCTTTTTATACTGATAACCAAATTCAAGAAAATTTCTTACAATTTGCAAAACAAAGAAAAAACTTATTAGCCTTAGCTTATAATTTTGGATATCAACCTAAAGTAACAAGTGCTGCTTCTGTTGAGGTTAGTGCATTTCAAGTAGTACCTTCAACCATAGTAAATAGTCAATATGTACCTGATTTTGGATATGCTTTAATTTTAGAAGAAGGAACACAACTCCAAACTAATGGTAATGGAAATGTAGCTTTTTATATAGATGAAAAAATAGATTTCTCAAACTCAGGATCTTCTCCAACAAATACCTCAGTTTATAGTTATGATATTAATGGTAATCCATTATTTTATTTATTACAAAAAACTGCGAAAGCTACGGCTGGAACTTTAACTACAACGACGTTTACATTTGGTAATCCTGAACGTTTCCCTACCGTGACTATTACGGATAATAATGTAATTTCTATAGTAGGTGTAACTGATTCTGATAATAATCAATGGTATGAAGTACCTTATTTAGCTCAAGATACTATTTTTGAAGCTACTGAAAATACTGCTACAAATGATCCAAGTTTATCTCAATATAATGATTCAACTCCATATTTACTTAAATTAAAAAAAGTACCTAGAAGATTTGTTTCCCGTTTTAAAACTAATAATACATTAGAATTGCAATTTGGCCCTGGTGTATCATCAGGAGCTGATGAAGAAATTATTCCTAATCCTGATAATATTGGTTTAGGTTTACCTTATGGGATTGATAAAATGATGACTGCTTGGGATCCTTCAAACTTTCTATATACTCAAACATATGGTTTAGCTCCTGCAAATACTACTTTAACAGTAACTTATTTAAAAGGAGGAGGAGCAGTTTCAAATATACCTTCAAATACTTTAACTAATCGTATTGGTGGAACTAATTCGTTTGCAGGTAGTGGGTTAGATTCTATAATGCAAACTACGGTTTTAAATTCATTAGCTTTTACTAATGATGAAGCATCTGTAGGAGGAGGAGATGGAGATACAAATGAAGAAATAAGACAAAATGCCTTAGCTATGTACCCTACACAGTTAAGAACTATAACTAATGATGATTATATTATTAGAACTTTATCTTTACCTCCAAAATATGGTTTAATTTCTAAAGCATTTGTTACACAAGATATGGGGATTAGTGTTAACTATCCAACAGATTTATTAGCTACTCAAAATCCAAATGCTATTTCAATCTATATTTTATCTAAAAATTCTACAGGTAATTTAGTAGTTTCTAGCCCTGCCTTAAAACAAAATGTAAAAACATTTCTTTCCGAATATAGAATGTTAACTGATGGTGTTAATATAAAAGATGCTTTTATTATTAATATTGGAGTAGATTTTGATGTAGTAGTTAGACCAAATTATAATGGAAAATTAGTTATAAATAACTGTTTAAATGTACTACAATCTTACTTCAACATAGATCAATGGCAAATAAATCAGCCTATTTTAATCGCAGATATTTATAGCACATTAGATCAAGTAGAAGGAGTACAAACAGTACAAAAAGTAAATATAGTAAATAAAGCAGGAACTAATTCTGGTTATTCACAATATGCTTATGATATTAAAGGAGCAACTATTAATAACATTTTATATCCTTCTTTAGATCCAAGTATTTTTGAAGTTAAAAATCTAACAACTGATATTCAAGGTAGAGTAGTTACTTTTTAGAAAAATTTATCTAATGTATATTTATATTATATATTAGATTTATGGCTGTATACAAAATATTCCCTGAAAAAGACACATTCATCTCATCATACCGTTCAACTCAAAATTTTGGTAGAGACGAAATTTTAGAGATATCAAATGAAACTGAAATTACTTCTATAAACGCTGATGTAACACGAGCGTTAATTCAATTTCCTACTTCTCAAATAACCGATGTAGTTAATAATAAAGTAAGTGGAAGTAGTTTTGCTTCTTATCTTAAATTATTTTTAGCTAATGCTACTTTACCTATAGATTATACTATTTTTGGGTATCCTGTTTCTCAAAGTTGGATAATGGGATTAGGAAGATCTGGTGATGAACCCACAACAACTGCTGGTTGTACGTGGATTAGTACAGGTACTACAAATTGGGCTTCTTCTGGTAGTTCGTTTACTACTAGTTCTTTTACTTCTCAATCTTTTACTTATATTGATAGTAAAGATATTAATATGAATTTAACCTCAATTACTAATTTATGGTATTCAGGTTCAATTCAAAATAATGGTATTTTATTAAAACTTTCTTCTAGCATAGAAAATAGTACTACTCCATTAATTACATCTTTCTTTTCAATGGATACTCACACTATATATCCACCACAATTAGAATTTAGATGGGATGACAGTTCTTATAATACTACATTAACTCAATTAACTACCTCAGATTTTATACCTGTAATATCTAATAATAAATCTGAATTTGAAGAAAACACTATTTATACATTTAGAATAAAATCAAGAGATAAATATCCTGCTAGGGCTTTTACTACAACTTCAGTATATTTAAATACAAAAGCATTACCTTCAACTACATATTGGGCATTAAAAGATGCTAAAACTGAAGAGATAATAATTGATTTTGATACTAATTATACTAAAGTAAGTTGTGATAACACAAGTAATTATTTTAAATTATATATGAATGGTTTAGAACCTGAAAGGTATTATCAAATTTTAATTAAAACTATACTTTCAAATGGTGAAACTGTAATTATAGATGACCCATCAAACTACTTTAAAATAGTTAGATAATGGCGGAACAAGTTAAATTAAATAAAACGGTTTATGGTAAGGTTACATATTTAAATGTAATCGATACTCAATTTTCTCAATTATTACAACCACAAACTACAGTAGTAGATAATACTATTACTATAGATCAATTTTTTCAAGCTTATAATGATTTATTTTATGAAATTCCTGTAGAAGGAGATGTAAATTCTCACTTAGAATTAATTAGAAGAAGTACAGACTATACTGGTGTTAACCAAAATGCAGGTGAAATAGATGCTCTACTAGATGAGATTAATCAATTAAGGCTTGAAAATTTAACATTACAGCAAACAATAAATGATTTAACAGCATCCAAATAATGGAAATTACAAATATATCCCAACTTGATCCAACCCAATTTATAAACCAAGACTATAAAATTAGTGATGAATCTTTATTGAATTCATTAAATATTAACAAAGAATTTGGTTTACCTGAGGATAGAGTAGAAGTACATGTTATATCTCCTAATGGGGAGGTATTAGATTCTGTATATGATTTTAGAAATTATACTACAAGACAAACCATTGAAGGTACTTCTTTATATGATCAAGTTGAATTAGATCCTAAAGCTGATTTAGAATCGTTTGGAATTAATTTAGGAAAATATGAGGTAATCTATAATTTCTATAGACAACTATTTTTTAGTTCTCCCGCTACTCCTTTCTTTATATCACAGATATCATCAGATAGAACTGAAATTAAAGTATCAAACAACTCAATTTCATATACTGATTTAGGACAATCATATTTAACTTTCATTTCAGAAAGAAACTCAAGAGCCTTCTATTCAGATTTTCTTTTAAATTTTGGTGACAATAAAACTATTATTGGAGTTAATATAGCATTTGATAATTCAAATGAATCATATGCTAGTTTATATATTAAGTTATATGAACCTCTTCCTTCAAATTTTAGATTAAAAGATACTTTTTGGTTAGTAGAAAGTATTTCTGAACCTTATGTTTTTGAAGTAAATACTGAATTTATAGCTGAAGCTACTCCTGATACTACTCCTTTAAGAGGACCTAACATTAATATTGGATTAGTAGAAAAAGCAAATTTAACAACACCATATTTAAATCTATCTTCATTATTAAATTCATCTGTTTCTTCTTCTTACCAACAATTACAATCTTGGTTAGAAGAAAAAAGTATTGAAATAACTGTTGATTATACAGATTTTAGTAATTTTGTTCATTTTTCTTCTGCAAGAGAAAGACTTGAAAATTTTAAATATAAATTAAATCAAATCCAATCTTTACAATCAGATATTAATAATATTAATAACTTAAGTATTTCTTCTAGTGTAACTTATACCTCAGCAAGTGTACTTAATTTACAAAATCAATTAAATACTCTAATTGAAAAGTTTGATGGATATGAATACTTTTTATATTATGAATCTGGAAGTTATTCTTGGCCTAAATCAGGATCAATTAAACCTTATACTAATCTAGCAACTACAGACCCTGAATCATTAGTTTGGTTTGGTTCAACTGATTACACTTCACAATATTATGGAGGACAAGTTTTAGATGCTGATAATTATGATATTGAAAATAAAAATTATATCTGGAATAACTTCCCTGAATATATAAAAGAAGATTCTCAAAACTCTAATCTAGAATTATTTTCAGCAATGTTAGGTCAACATTATGATTATATATGGACCTATATAAAAGATATAACTGATTTACAAGTTGCAGATAATAGAGTTGATTTTGGTATTTCAAAAGATTTAGTAGCTGATACTTTAAGAAACTTTGGTATTAAACTTTATACTAACTCAAGAAATCAAGAAGATTTATACTTATCCCTATTAGGAATAGATTCTAATAATAGTACTTTACCTTCTACAGGTTCGTATTTAATAGATACTTATGTAACTGCTTCAAATAATACTATCCCTGATAATGATATAGTAAAAGAAACTTATAAACGTATTTATCATAATTTACCTTATTTATTAAAAACTAAGGGTACAAGAAGAGGATTACGTTCATTAATTAATTGTTTTGGTATTCCCGACACTATTCTAAAAGTTAAAGAATATGGTGGCAATAGAAAAGATTTAGATATTATTGAACAAATTACTCCTAAATTTAATTATAAATTAGATCTTAATGGTAAATCATATGTTAGATTACCTTTTAGACCTTCATATAAACAATCTCTAGATACGGGTTTAACTATACTTCCTGATACTATAGAATATAGATTTAAATTAAATGACACTTACCCAACTCAATCTATATTAGAAAGCAATTATAAACACATTAAAGTTACTCAAACCTCAGGTTCTTTTGCTGATGTTAGTTTTGGATTAAGTGATGGTAATTCTTTTTTATATTCAACACCTATAAACATTCCAATTTATAATGATGATTGGTGGGTATTAAACTTAACTAGAGAAACAGGTAGTTTAGATGCTAATAGTTTATCTACTTATACTACAACTAATACTTATACTTTAACTATAGGTAATAAAAGTGACTATGGTATTCAATACTTAAATTCTAGTTCTATTACTATAGATGGAGCTACACAATTTGATTATAATTTATATGGTTGGAATACGGTTGAAAATATAAATATAGGTAATAGAAATTTATATTATCCTACTTCGGCTTCTGTACAAGAAGTTAGAGTATGGATAGGTTCTATTCCAGTAGATAATTTTAAAGATCATATTCTAAACCCTATAGCTTATCCTGAAAGAAGTGTTACAGGTTCTTATGATAAATTAATATTTAGATATCCTTTTGGTAGTGAATTAGATAATA